CGCTCTCTTTTGGGCGAAAGTCTGTCTCGTGTTACCCCCCAAGCTGAGCAGATTGGAAGGCTGATGTGTCGCATCAATCAGTTGGAACGTGAAGCGGCTGCCAGGAACCATCCGTCCTTTGCTGATCGCGCAGAGGCTGAACTGGTCGAGCGCGCGATGCCTGCCAACGCGCTGCAGCATAGCCGATGAAGCCCAATTACTCAGTTAAAAAAATAGGTTTGTGTTTAGTATCAATGTCTTAGGCGCGTGCAAATAGTCCTATAACCGTGCTATGCTACGGCGCATGCGCGCGGATAGCAAAGCTAAGGCTGCTTCGATCTCTCGCGAGGTGGCTTGGATCGGCCTTGACGAGTTGGCTTCGGGATATCCCGTGGACGCCCAGATTTGCGAAGTGGGACCAGAGGCGATGATTTCAGCGTATAATGCCATGGCTCGCGCAATCTGCGATCAACGTACGGGTCATCGACGAGCTTCCCCATGTGTTTTGCATGAAAATGAAGGATGATTTTCCGCAAATCGGCGGTCATATCGCCAAGGATTTTGGGGGATACCTCAAAGCCCTTAATTCCTTCATCGATATGGGCAAACGCGGCGTTCGTGACGAATCCCTGGTCGGCTTCGATGCCTATATGGTCGTGTCGTGCAAAATGTCATTCCGGCGCGAGTTTATTTCTCCAAGTTGATCCAGCGTCGGGGAGATGTCATCCCATTCCTCCTTGGTGATAAATCCGATCTCGAACAAGCGTTTGAGATGACTGCGCGTCTGATTGGTCCGCACCCCAGACAAAAGCGCCCTTGCCGCTGCTGGCGTTAGCTTGGCGTAGTGTTGAAAAACCAAGTGGGTAGCGAACTCGACCTTGGCAAAGGTCGCGACAAAACGTCCCAACGCAAGGTGGAAATTCTTGACTCGCGTCTCTTCGGCCGTAGGCGCCCGATTGATGAGGCCGGGTGAGGGATTTTTCATGGAAATATCGAAGGAAGCGGTTTCAGGACACGGCGACGGACCTTTGGTGACCCTGGGAGACTTCGTACCTCAAATCCTGGTGTATCTTGGGAAATTCCCTCGATCACAGCTCTGGGCAGTAGCACGTTGTCGAAATCAAAACGGCCGTCAGACTTTTGATATGAATCCACGCGAATCATTCGCTCTGGCTCGCCTGCTCCTGTGCTTGGGTCTACGAGCCATGCGGTTACGAGCCACAACTTATCTTCGTGGAACACTCCATAATACGATTGGACTGTGCCATCGTCGTGGCCGACTAATAAAGCCAGCGGCTTCGCCATTATGCGAGCCATGACATTCGCTCCCTGGTTGGGTGTCGCAACCCCACGGTAGCGAAATGAGCGGCGGGAGTCTTCCGATTCCCGTCGCTCGACACTTTCGTGCTAGGATTCTGACATGGCAGAAGAACTGACCAAAGAAGAACTTGACCGGCGCGCTGGCGAGGTGGCTCACCGGCTCATGAATACGCCCTACAAGCGACAGGAGTGGGGCAAGCCTACGGCCGGCAAGGCCTTCGCTGTGACGCGGCCCACATGGAACGCGCGAGCCTCGCCACCACGCTCGACCAGACCGAAGATCGCACGCTTCTGTGCAGCCTTCCCTTGCTTGATGTAGGGACGACCGTGGCGATGCGGGCTTGGCTCGGGGTTCTTCTGGCGTCCCTGGTACATTTCGTCCGCCTCAATCACCTTGCCCGCGCCGCCCATCGGGGTCGGATCAGTGTTGCGCATCGCCTCGCGAATGCGGTGTTCCATGAACCACGCCGTATTGTAAGCGACACCCAAGGTGCGGTGCAGTTGATGGGCTGAAACGCCTTTCTTGCTTGCGGTCATCAGGTGATAGGCCAATACCCACTTGGTTAAAGGAACATGACTGCGCTCCATCACCTGACCGGTGCGAACTGTGAACTGACCCTTGCAATCGGGGCAGTAAAACAGCCCAGGGCGATGTTTGCTGCCGCCCATGATGGCAACATTGACCGAACCGCAATGCGGGCAGAAGGGGCCGTTCGGCCAGCGCTTTTCCTCAAGCCACTCGCGGGCCTTGTTCTCATCATGAAAGATTGGGTCGGTGAGATTGACGGTCATCGGTCTGTCCCTTTCGATAGGACAGAATGTATCCCTACCTACCCTATTTTGTCAACTGAGTAATTGGGCGATGAAGGAACAACCCTGACATGGCTCTCCCGCCCCCTCCTCCCGCTGGCATGGCCGGCGTTGCACCACCGCCCGATCCGACAGCCGGTGCCGGTCCGGATCCCGATGCCGGGAGCGACGAGACGGTGGTCTGCACGATCACCAAGACGGCGGACGGTGGCTACAAGGTCTATGCCGGCGATGAGCCAGAGGACGACGACAGCGGCGCGGACATGAGCGAGGATGATGCGGATGTTATGGGCGGTGGTGATATGGGCGCCGGTGGCGCTGGCGGTGGTGGGTCTGGGGTTGGCGGTGATATCGGTTCGGCTGGCGCTGGAGGCAGTTCGGGACAGCCGGCGGCATCGATCGGCGCAGCTCTGAAAGAAGCCATGACGATCCTGCAAGCTGACGCCTCGTCCGCCGGGGCGCCTGGCTCGGCTGATGACCAGTTCGCGGCGGGGTTTGGCGCGTCGAAGGCGCCTACGCCGGTGGGGATGGGTGGGGCGGCTTAGCAATGCCAGCAGCTGAGCCTCTGCCTCGTATAGGACGATACGCCGCTGGCCTGAAGAACCCGCGCCCTGCCAACAGCGAACGCCAGCCGCCGAACGCTGCGTGGCACGACGCGCAAGAGGCCGCGCCGGTTGGGCTGATCAACCGTACGGCGGCCGTGAAGAAGCGCGTTAGGCGAAAGAGGTAGCATGCCATCGGTCTCGAAAGCCCAGCAGAACCTGATGCGCGCTGCGGCACACACGCCTGGTGGCTATGGTGGTGTGCCAGCTTCGGTCGGCCGTGACTTCGTTGCCGCGGACAAGGCGGCGGGAAAGCGCAAGCTGCCGAAGCGTAAGGCCAAGGCGCGCGGTCTGATCAATCGCTGATGCCGGCGAAGGGGCAGAAAGGGAAGGGGCCGCGTCGCGACCCTGAGACCGGAAGGATATGCCGGGTTATAGGGTGCGAGAACGAGGCTAACCGGCCAGGATCGGCCTTGGGCTTATGCTACACGCATTACGGTGTCTGGCTAAAGAATGGTAAAAAGGAAGACCCGCCGGTTATGAGGCAACCCAAGCCGCCAGAGGAATTACCGGCGATATCGCTGCCGGTGCGCGCGAACGGCGTGGGCTATCATCCGAAGAAAGAGATCGACATAGGGCTCGTCGAGCGGGCAGCTCAGATGGGTTGCACCAACGGGGAAATCGTCGCGCTGCTCGATGTGTCAATGAATTGCTTTTTAGACCGTTTGAAGGATGATCCTGCGCTAAAAAATGCACTGGATTGGGGGCGCGATACTGGGCGGGCGACACTGCGCCGGATGCAGTGGGCTGCTGCTGAGACTGGTAATCCCACGATGCTGATCTGGCTTGGCAAGCAAATGTTAGGCCAGATGGACAAGATCGAGAACAGCGGCACGGTTGATAACCGCCTGAAGGTAATCGTGGAGTTCGTTGGCGATGCGGCGCCGGCGATCGAGCATGACAAGCCGAAGCAGGAGCAGCGGTTTACGCCGCGGCTGGTCGAGGGCGTGGAATGGAAAGGGTAGAGCAATGAACAACATGGAATGCATCGTCGCCGTTTTAGCCTCACACCGCGAGGCACGCGCTTGGAATGACGAGGCGGTGGCGATGGATCTGGTGGCGCAGCTCGGCCTCGATCCGGTTGGTGACGCGAAGAACGCTCGGCCGGTTGTGCCGGTTGGCATTACCGAGGAAGAGGTTGCGGCGCACGAGGCGGCCGCTCAGTTGGCGCTGGACAAGGCGAAGGCGGCGCGCGCGGAGTTGAATGCACGGGCGCAGGAGGAAGCCAACGCTGCGGCTGCGGTCGCGGCGACGCAGGCTGATGCGCTGAAGGCTAGTATGGCGGCTGATGCCGAGGCGAAGCAGGCGGCGTATGCGCAGGAGCGTGCTGCGGCGACGATGACGGATATTGCGCCGCATGAGCCGCCAGTGACAGAGCCGCCGCACGCAGCATGAGCCCGATCGTACGCCTCGCCGCCCTGTTCCGTCGTCACCGTATGGCCGGCGGCTGGGTTGATGAGCATGTGGCGGCGGACGTGCTGATTGAGCTTGGGCTGGATGAAGACGGCA